CCGCGAGATCGCAGAAGGACTTGCCGATACCGATGTAGAGAAACTTCGTCGTCTAGCCGAGGATCTTGATTTCGATACCGTCGAGCAGTTTGCCGAGAAAGTCGCTGTTCTCCGCGAGAACATCGAAACCATCGGAGTCGCCGCAGAAGAAGCAACCAAGGAAGAAGGACTCGAAGAGTCCTACGAGGACGCTTCGGAAGCATCACCACTCGTTGAGGCATATGTGCGCTCAATGAGCAAGTCGAAGGAATAACCTTCAAGTTCAGAGTCATTTTCAGTCAAAAGACTGTTAACAAATAGGAGTAGGGAAAATGGAAAATAAGTTTCTAACCGAGCAGGCAATCCGCAAGTGGAAGCCCGTTCTAGACCACAGTGATCTTCCAAAGATCACAGACGCTCACAAGCGTGCCACCGTTGCTACCCTTCTGGAGAACCAGGAGAAGGCTATCCGCGAGCAGATGATCGCTGAGGCTGCTCCAACCAACGCCCTTGGCGCTGGTATGTCTTCTCTCGCTTCGGGCGGAGAGAACGGTAACCTCCGTGGCTACGACCCAATTCTCATCCAGTTGGTTCGTCGTTCCATGCCCAACCTGATGGCTTATGACATCTGCGGCGTTCAGGCTATGTCGGCTCCGACAGGCTTGATCTTCGCAATGCGTAGCCGTTATGCTACACAGGGTGGAAGCGAGGCTCTGTTCAACGAGCCAAACACTCTGTTTGCAGGTTCGGCTGATCCAACCCGCACAGGATTCTCTGGAGCAACCGCAGGTGGTGCTGCTCTTGGTACCGTTGCTGCATTTGGTCCAGGAACTGGCGTTGATCCGCTCTTTGGAACAATTTCCACAAGCACAAGCGGCATCACCACAGGCTCTGGTCTACGCACCAACTTCGCTGAAGGCGAAGCACCAAACGAGATGGCATTCAGCATTGAGCGCGTCGGCGTTCAGGCTGCTACTCGTATGCTTGCCGCTTCGTACAGCATTGAACTCGCACAGGATCTCAAGGCTGTTCACGGTCTTGACGCTGAGACTGAACTCAGCAACATCCTGAGCACCGAGATTCTTGCTGAAATCAACCGCGAGGTAGTCCGCAATGTCTACCGTTGCGCCAAGTTGGGCGCACAGCAGACCGATCTTTACTACAAGACGGTTGCTGGTGGTCTTTCGAGCGGATCGGCTATCGGTGGCGTATACGACCTCATTCAGGACTCGGATGGTCGTTGGAGCGCGGAGAAGTTCCGTGGTCTGATGTTCCAAATTGAGCGTGAGTGCAATGTCATCGCCAAGGAAACCCGTCGTGGCAAGGGCAACTTCATCATCTGCTCGGCAGATGTTGCTAGCGCCCTCGCTATGGGTGGCTTCCTCAACATCAGCCCCGCGCTGAATGTCAGCCTTGATGTTGATGACACCGGCAACACCTTTGCTGGAACACTCAACGGTAAGATCAAGGTTTACATTGATCCTTACATCAGCACCGCTGCTCCAACAAACTTTGTTTGCGTTGGATATAAGGGCAGCAGCCCATACGATGCAGGTATCTTCTACTGCCCGTATGTCCCACTACAGATGATGCGTGCTGTTGATACCAGCACCTTCCAGCCCAAGATGGCGTTCAAGACCCGCTACGGCATGGTCGCCAACCCATTCGCTGAGGGCGCATCTCAGGGACTTGGAGCACTAACTGCTCGCAGCAATGTCTACTACCGCATCTTCCGTGTGGACAACCTCCACGGCGTTGCATCGTAATAGACTGCACTAAACCGCACGAAGGGGGAGGGGGAAACCCCTCCCCTTATCGTTTCTACATACTAGTATGGCAAACACCTATCAGTTCTACGACATTCCCGATGACATCAAGGATCGGTATCCCGAGCAGATCAATCCCTTGCTCCCGACCTACTATCGGTTCTATGTGTCTCGTCTTCCTGCCACAGTGTATTTCTGTCAGTCTGCGTCCTTGCCCACAGTGACCATGAGCGAGGTGCAGATGCCCACTCCGTTCGTCCCTCTGAAGTCCCCGTCCAAACTAGACTTTGACGAATTGAGTATTACATTCATCGTGGACGAAAACCTCAAAAACTGGCTTGAGATATTCAATTGGATGCGGTCTTCCACCAATATTGAAAACTACCAAGAATACACCAACCACCACCTCACCACGGGCAATCTCATTATTCTGAACAGCACGAAGAATCCAAAAATCAATGTGACCTTTGAGGGGTTGTTCCCACGCACCCTTGGCTCGGTGGACTTTACTTCAACGGTAATAGACCCCGAACCGTTCCAATGCACTGCTACATTCGGATATAGAAATTACAACATAGAACTAATTTGAGTTTTTCGTGTTGAAAGGTGCGCTGTGTGGTGTATACTGCCCACACGGAGAACCCAATGACGCTAGACGATATTCGTAAGGAAATTGAACGGGATGTGCGGCTTGATGACGCTGCTCTTGATTTGGAGTCGCTGAAGATTCCCCAACTACACAGCAAGTATTTGAATTTTTTGACAGACGAGCGGCTGTGCATGAAGAAGGCGCAATCGGACTATGCCGTGCTGCGCCGTGCAAAATGGGAATACTACACGGGCAAAATGTCGCAGGAAGAACTCCTTGCTCGCGGATGGGAGCCGTTTGCCCTGAAGATTCTGCGAAACGATTTGGACATTTACTTGGATGGCGACACCGATCTGCACCGTTTGCAGCAGAAGATGGAGTATCTGAAGGAGAAGATTGCTCTCCTTGAAGAGATCGTGAAAGAACTGAACAATCGCCATTGGAAGATACGGAATGCCATAGAGTGGAGGAAATTCGTAAATGGTCAATGAATTTTCTGAACTCGCACCCCCTGACCCAAAGGGATGGTGGGTGGACAAAATGTATATGCAGGCAGCATTCTCTGCTGCGCGGCACAGCACCGATCTACGCACACAGGTTGGATGCACACTGGTCATTCCCACACAGGGACCGCTGGTGTCTGCTTGGAATGCCGTTCCTGAAGCACTGCTAGCCGCAGGATACCCGCTGCTTCCCGAAGACAAGAACTACTGCACCGAACACGCCGAACGCCGTGTGATATACAAGGCAACCCTGAACGGACTGCCTGTGCGCGGACTCCACCTTTACGGCACATGGGCAGCGTGTGCGGAGTGTGCCCGAACGATAATTGAGTTTGGAGTGCAGCGCGTGGTGACATCTTCGGTGCTTTTGGAGCGGACACCTGATCGTTGGCGTGAATCGGTTCTGCACGGGCTACGCATGATGCGGGACGCGGGAGTGCAGGTTGTGGGGTGGAGAGGAGAATTGTCTCTTCCTGTTCCCATCAGATTCAATAGTGAAGCGGTGTTTGGAGCGGATCTCGCATGATGGTAGACCTTGATGTAACAGAGGTGGATTCGGTGTATGTTCGTGTGCAGTGCGACCGTGGCATTGCTCTTGAACTGTCCGACTACTTTACATTCAAGGTTCCCGGTTACAAGTTCATGCCAGCGTATCGTGCCCGTCTGTGGAACGGGGAGATCAAACTGTATAATGTTCACACACAGCACATATACGCAGGTCTTGTGGACTACATCAAGAAGTTTGCGGACGAGCGGCAGTATACCGTTGCCCTGCCTGTTCGAAACGGATTCAAGACCACTTTCAAGGATGTCAGGGGGTTTATTGAAGACCATCTAGACATACGGGTTCACGGCAACAAGACCCCTGCACACGAACACCAAGTCAACGCGGTTCTCCATGCCATGCAGGAAGAACGCTGCCTGCTGCTGTCTCCCACGGGCAGCGGAAAGAGCCTTATCATCTACTCTCTCCTGCGTTATTACATGAGCAAGATTGGCAAAGACAAGAAGGTGCTTGTCATTGTTCCAACGGTGTCTCTCGTAGAGCAGATGATTACCGACTTCACGGACTACTCTTCTGAAAACGGGTGGAGCGTTGAAGACAACTGCCACAAGATCAGTGCAGGTGCAGACAAAGCCACAGACAAGCGTGTTGTGGTGTCAACATGGCAGAGCGTGTACAAGCAGAGCGACAAATGGTTTGAGCAGTTCGGGGCAGTGGTTGGCGATGAAGCCCACCTGTTCAAGTCCAAGTCGCTCACTGCAATAATGACCAAACTGAAGCGTTGTCCATTCAGAGTGGGCACCACAGGCACACTGGACGGCACGAACACCCACCGCTTGGTGCTTGAAGGGCTGTTTGGTCGTGCCTACGAGGTCACTAAAACCAAGTCACTCATGGAGAAGAAGATTCTCAGTGATTTGAAAATTGATTGCATCGTGCTGTCGTATCCAGATATCGACCGCGAATCCGTGAAGAGAGCAAAGTATCAAGACGAAATCAAGTGGATCATCAAATCCGAAAGAC